ATATGTTTGCAACCGCACAGAGATTAGAAGGAGTATTATAATGGCTGTACAAGAATCACGAGCACTGTTTAACCCACAAATAGAATCTTTAGCAGAACAATATGCTAAAGCAATGGGGACACAGGCGACAACGCCATTTACAGGTGCACAGATAGCATCAATGGCTCCACAAGTTGCACAGCAAACAGCGTTGCAACAACAAGCAACTACATTAGGTGGTCAAGGCATAGGTGCTTACGCGCCATATGTTACACAGGCAGGAGCAGATGTAGCAGCTGCTGGAACACAATTAACAGGAGCACAAACAGGTTTAGGTGCTATTGGAACTCAATACGCTGACCCAGCAAGAG